TCCCCGCCGTTTGCGATGATGCCTTTGTTTCGCCAATCGTTGTCTTGATAATTTCGCGAATACTCTCGGTCAGCAGCGACGCGACCTCCGTTTCCGTGTATTGTTTGCCCGCTGCCGCCACCACATCCGCCAGTTGGCGATACAAAAAATTCGCCTTTTCGTCTTGCAAATAATGCAGCGCGTTAAACTGCTCCACACTTGGCGGCACATCGCCAATCGTTGCCCAGCCCTGCCGATATTGCGCCGGCTGCCAATCAAACCGCCCGCCGTTCTCGCCCCAAGCCATGTTAAAGCTATTTAAGGTACTTATTGCCATATACATCTCCATAAAAAAAGACGGCTTTCGCCGTCATCACACAATCCGTCGCACTAGTTTTCCGATGCCAAAGCCATACAATTTTTGCGACACAAAGCCAAACGCCTTATCCGCCTTTGGCGCAACCACCACCTCAATCCCCACGCCACCGGCGCGCGGAATCCAACGCGCCGCATCGGTCAAAATCGCCGCAGGCGTTGCCGCCGATTTTTGAAACCACACACGGATTTTCGCGTTGCCCCTATCCTGCACCCGCACTTCTTTCGCCAAAAACACCGCCTTAACCGCCGCCGCAATTTCCAGCGCCGAGCCGCAACCATTGTTTGCCGCAATTTTCCAATGCAATAAGCGGCGATACTGCCCATCATCCAGCACAATCCCGCCCTGCACATTTTTTTCGTGCTCCCGCCGAATCCGCGCCTTATTAAAGCTCAAAATCCCGCTTTGCCCATCAAAACCAAAAAACTGGGCAAACAACACCGCATCCACCTCGCGCGGCAAGCCCACAATCTGCCCAATGCCATCAAGCTGCACGCCCTCGGCTTTATCTAAATGGCGCACCGTCAGCAAATCATCATAAGCCGTTTGCAGCGCATTGAGCGGCGCATACAAACTGCGCACCAACGCTTCCAATTTCAGGCTGCCTGAAAACTGCGCCAAACAATGCCCCCAAGCAATCTCATCATGTTTCATTTAGGACACCTCTATGCGCGATGCGCTGAAATACGCCTTGGCAAATGGGTCAATGGTCAGATTGGCAGCCTGAAAAGCCGAATCAGCAGGTTTTTCAGTCGGCTTCGCGCTGCGGGCGATTTTCAAATCCACCGTTGCCACCCCCGCCGTGCGGAACACCGCGTAATACAGCTTTTGATACAACACATCATCGCCCAGCCCAAACACATCCGCCGCTTGCAACAAACTTTCCCGAATTTGCGCAAAGCCCGCCGCAGGGAATGCCTGCTCCGTTTCAGGCAGCAGCGTAATCTGCGCCTTAATCCACACATAAACAGGCGCAATGCGGTCAAAGCGCACCGTTTGCCGCCCAAATTCCGTCTGCACTTCCTGCACAATCTGCCCATGCGTATCAATACCCGCCGCCTTATATGTCCAAATCGCCCGCGCAATCGCCTCCACATCGCCGCCGTCTGCCACCACATGCACCGAATGCGGCAATCGCCCATAAGCGTCCACCGCATCGCCGCTGTTGGCAAACACCCCAATCTCCCTAATCTGCGGCACATCCGCGCGAATATTCGCCGCCAGCGCAGGCAACGTCGCCCGCCCCAGCCGATAAACCGCCATGCCATGCCGATAAGCCAATTCCGCATCCGTTTCCGCCGCCCGCCCAGTTATCGCCGCCATAGGATTACCCACACGGCTTAATCCCGCCACAGGCTCAACCAAACGGTTAATCTCGCCTGCCGCCGCCGTAGCTTCATTGTCGCTTGCCGTTGCTGCCACCGCTGCACCTATTTCCAGCACCCGCACGCCCAGCAAATCGCTAAAACGGCGGTTCACACCATCCCCTGCCGTCAAAGTCAAATTCACACCATCATAATTTGCCAACAAGCCAGAGCCTTCAAACTTCGCCGCCAAGCCAGCCAAAGGCTGCTTGCCCGTAAAACGATACACCACCCCATTACACGTCAAGCCCACTTCATCGCCCGTTGCCTGCAACACCAAACCCGCCGCCGCACTTGCCATAATGCTCACCGCATCATCCGTTGCCCACAACGAGCCGTTTTCCGCCGAAGCCTGCGCCCCTTTCGGAATAAGCGTTCCCTTTGCCCCCCAAAAAATTAGCCGCGTGTAAGCCTTTTGCGCGCCCAATCGCGCCACCCCAGCCAACGACACCGCACGGTCAAGCGAGACCCCCGCCGCCGTTTGCGGATACATCGCGTTGTAAACCGCTTCCGCGTTCTCCCACAACGCCGCTTCCCGCTCCGCAAACGTATCAATCAGCATCCCCAACACACTATCAGGGCGCGTTTCAATATTGCCGTCCAGCCCCGCTGCCATTAAACGGTTTTTCAAATCATCCGCGATTGCCCGCCGAATTTCAGGCAGCCGCATTTTCACAAAACCATAAGGCGTAACCCCGCTCATAGCTTAATCTCCGTTTCAATCCGTCCACTATCCGTTTCAATCTCAAACACCGTTGCCAGCGAGCGCGTCGGGTGGTTCAACAACAACCGCATTTTCGGCACGCCCACCACATTAGGCACCGCCTTAATTTTCGCCCGCAAAATCGCTTCCACTTCCGCACGATTCGGATTCTTAACCAAAATATTCTCCAAATACGGCACCCCATGCGTATTGTCCAAAAACCACTCGCCCAAAAACGTTTTCAGCGTAACCACCACCTGCTGCCGAATCCGCGTCTCGCCCGCCACAAAATGCAACCGCCCATCCGAAAAATCCAAATCATGCGAAGCATCTAATTTCAAATCCACACTCATTGCGCCGCTCCTGTCGTTCCGCCGCTATCGCCCCGATGCGTATGCCATTTATGCGAAATACCATCCGCCACCACATCGCCGCCCACAATCTCAAAGCCACCACGACACGCCACCGCCCCGCCTGCTTCATTGTTCATACCTTGGTTAATGCTCACTAAGCCATTATTGATAACAGGCGCGTTAATCGTAACCTTGGGCGCAGCAATCGTGATTTCCCCCGATGGCGCAATTTTCAGACTGCCTGCGCCAAACGATAGCGACACATTCTCCGTATCCGCCGCGCCCACCGTAGGGCGCAACACAGGCGAAGCAAAGCAATCGCTCAAATCAAAGCGGCGCGGGTCGTCAGGCGCAGCGTCCGAACCCGAAAGCCAAGCATCAATTGCCGTTTCCGCAAAATGTAGCAACACATCATCGCCCACCGCCAGCGGCACGCTTATCATCGCCGCCCCGCCCGCGCCCACAGGAAAACACACAGGCACAGACACAATTTGCGGCGCAGGCAACGCCGAGCCGTCGCGCATTGCACGCGGCAGCGCAGGGCGCACCACCGCCCGCGAGCCGTCCCACGACACAATCTTGCCCGCCAGCGTGGTATGCACCGCTTCCAATTCCGTTTGCATCATCTCGCGTAAATCTGAAATATCCATTGCCATTTCCCTATAAAAAAAGCCGCTCAATGGCAGCTACTTCAACAAAGCAATAATTTCAGGCAGCCGCCATAAAACCAATGCCATACCGATTAAAAAACTGATAACGATAAACCGCCAAGCCGACAGTTTTTCCATTTTCTCTACTCCTTTTCAGGCAGCCTGAATGAACCGCAAAACAAAATAGCCAACCACGCATAAAATCAAAGCCACGCCCGCGCACTTAATAAAAAAGCGTTTGCCTTCGGCTACGGTTTGGCTGACTTCTTTTGCGCCCTGCGCGTCCATTTCGCCTTTGATTTCAATCATAACGTTTCCTTTACTTTCAATATTAAAGGGGTTAAACTTATCAAACATTTTGGTTAAACCTTTCTAAATGGTTAATAGAAACCGCCCGAAAGCTCGCAACTTTCGGGCGTTTGGTTTTAAAAAGGGCTGCACAAAGGCAGCCTGAAAATGGTAAGTTGTTGATTTTTGCCATAAGCGCAATTTTGCGCACATGGGAAAAAGAAAAAACGCTTGACAGATAAAGTCTGCCTTGATGATAATGCGCCCATCACTTTACTAAGCGGTTCAAATCGCCCCGATAGCGCGGCTTTTTTGTGCCTGAACAAAAAACAGACAAGTTAAATCATTGATTTTATTTCACTGCTCATATATGAGAAGTGAGAAATCCCAGTCAATGGCGGGTCGAGAGAACGAATACAATACCTTCGGGAAATAAGTTCCGCCGACTTAGTACGGTGATTGAAGCCCGCCGCCCTTTTTTGCGGCATCTCATCAATCAATTTACTAAGGTGTTCCAAATGAACTCAATCCAAATCTCAAACGTAACCATTCGTCAAACTGAAAACAATCTTTACAATCTGAATGACCTGCACAAAGCAGCAGGCGGCGCAGACAACCACAAACCGTCAAACTGGTTGCGCGTTTCCCAAACCCAAGAACTCATCGCCGAAATAGAAGCCCAAGGCGGCAAAGCAGCCGAAGTCATCAACGGCGGCAAGAATCGCGGCACATTCGTCTGCAAAGAACTAGTTTATGCCTACGCCACTTGGATAAGCGCGAAATTCTTTCTTCTGGTTATCCGCACCTTTGATGCCGTGGTTTCAGGCAGCCTGAAACCCGATTTCCACCTAACCGCGCAAACCACGCCCGACGAGCGCAAACCCCTGCGCGATGCCGTTTTTGCTTTAGCAACTCAATACGGTCTTGCCTACTCCACCGCCTACAAAATGGTGCACCAGCGCTTTAATGTTGAAAGCATTGATATGCTGCCCGCCGAGCAAATCCCTGCCGCCGTGGCGTATGTGCATCATCTCACGCTGCATGGCGAAGTGTTGGACAGGCAGCCTGAAAAAACCGAAATCACATTTAGCCAAAGGGAACTGCGCGAACTGGCAACGGTAGCCTACTATTGCGCTTGGTCAAATAATCTGCTGCGTGAACTTGCTGTGCCGTTGTCTGATTTGGGCTATGCCAAGGCTTCAACGCTGCGCACGTTGCCTAATGAAAGCCGCTTTTTCCTGCATAATGCTCACAAGGCTTTACTGCGTGAAATGCCTAAAATGGCGAGTGCGTTTGAGCGTGATTGCATGCAAAACAGCTTGGCACGCTGCGAAATGTTGATGTAACGCAAAGGCAGCCTGAAACGCTATTTTTCAGGCTGCCTTATTGTTTAGCTCAAATCAAACAACTCAAACTCACTCAACCAATCGCCGCCGTCAAATCCCCCCGAATGCTTCACACTCTCCACCCGAAAAAACCCATTCACCTGCTTGGATTCCAGCTTCAACACATCGCTCGGGTTCACTTGCGGCAGCAGCAGCGACTTCACTTTCCAGCCATAGCGTTTTTTCTCCGCCGCCCCCTTTTCGCCCTTGCCCTTAGCCGCCTTACCCGTTGCTGCTTGGGCAAAGCGTTCAGGAAAGCCCACCAAGCCGCTATCCGCCGCCAGCACCACCGCGCGGCGTGGCGTAGTGCCATGCTTTTTAACCACCCGCAACACCTGATTTTGGATAGACCACGCCAACCCAGCCGCAGCCGTTGCCTTGCCCAGCGCAATCCGTGCCGCGCCATGATGCGAAAAGCCATGCTGCCAAACATGGTCGGGCAAATCCGCCGCCATTTCCAAAACCAGCCCCATTTGCCGCGCAATATCCCGAATCACCGCGTGCGCCGAAGCCCCTGCTGCATAGCCCAACGACACATAACAATCGCGCAACTCCACCCAGCCATCCGCCAATTCCAGCGCCGTTACCACATTTTGCCCATCAAACGCCGTAATGCACTCAATCACCGCGCCCGCCGCCAACACCACCGCGCCCGCGTTTTCGCCATACCCCGCATACAACACCGCAAACGCATCAGGTTTTTCCAGGGCACGGCGCGTGTCAGGCTTCAAATTGTAAATTTTCACTTGGCACTTATTCGGGTCTTCCTTCGCTGTTTTCTCAACAGAAAACTCAATATGAAAAGGCGGCGCAATTTCCACCCCCTTTTTGCCTGCTTCACCCACCACCAAGCGATAAGTCCGGTCAAACAAAAACATCATCCGCTCCAGCGTAAATCATCTGCGCCCGCTCATCCACAAACGCCATGCGGTCAGGCTCGCCATCGCAAAACAACACCCCTTGCGGCACATCCAAATAGCGCAAACCTGCCAAAATATCCACATTCGGGCAAATGCGCAGCCCTTCAAACTGCATCACACCATCAGCATTCTCCAAGCCCAACGCCCAATAACTGTTTTCATCGTTCCAAGCAAAATGCAACGCATATTCCGCACCGTCCAATTCCGCTTCTATCACAAAATCATTCGCATCTGCCAAAGTCAAAGCCAGCATAAAATCTCCTAATACGTTATTTTGTGCAACTGGCTGCGCCGCGTTTCAGGCTGCCTTGCTTGGGTCGGCTGCGATACAGGTTTACCAGCAGGCTGCGCCGTTTTCGGCACAGACGATTTGCGCGCCGTTTTGCCCGCCGTTTTGCCCTTGCGCGCGCCCGTTTCCCCTGCCTTACCCTTAGCCTTGCCACTCGCCTTTTGCGGCGGCACGTCCGCTTCACGCGGCTGCGCCTTGCGAATCTTAATCAGCGACATTTCCACGTCCAGCTTCTCGCCATCCGCTCCGCGCCGAATCGTGCAATTCGTAATCGCGTAATCCGAGTAAAAATCCAAACCCGACACAATCGTAATCGGCTCGCGCTTTTCGTGCATTTGCCGCAGCAAAGCCTTAGCCTGCACCAATTTAGACTTGCCCGAATCGCCAAACAACACCACGCTCGCCCCCGATACCACCCCGCTCAACGACAGCCGCTCCGATTCCACGCCGATATGGTCGGCAATCGGCGCGCCATCCTCCACCGCATACTGGGTAACATTTGCCGCAAGCTCCGTCGTCTCCTCAATCAGCGCGTCCAACTGCAACGCCCCCACCGTTGTTCCGCCGATGCCGAACACCATGTTCACCAGCTTGTTTACCTTGCCAGCCGCATTTTTCACGCCATCATAGGCAGCCTGAAAAGCCATCACGAAGCCCCTTTCAACACATAAGCATTACGCCCCATTTGCGCTGCCGCACGCGCAGGATTTTGCACGCCGTTTGCCGTAATGTTCTGCGTAACATGATTATTCACCACGCCGCCCGCGCGCACGCCAACACCCGCGCCCGTCATTGCCGCCGCGTTCACCGTATGGTTCACATTGATGCTGCCGCCGCCCAAGCCTGGTATCCAATCAAACCAACCGCGCACCGCCGCCACCGCCGCCGCCCACTTGTCTTTAAAATACCCGATTGCCGTATCCCAAAGCCCGTTTACCGTGTTGATGATGCCACCCCAAATACTGCTCGCGCTGCTGCTAATCGCCTGCCAAGCACCAATTGCCTTTTGCTGGATACTGTTCCACATTTGCGTCGCAGATTGCCAAACCGCATTCCACGCCGCCAAGCAAGCCGCTTTAATCCGCTCCCAAGTAGCCAGCGCCCAAGCCGTAACCGCCTGCCATGCCGCCGATGCTTTGGCTTTCACCCAATCCCACGCCGCCAGCAAATACGCCACTACCGTGTCCCAGTTGTTATACAGCAGCCAAATAGCTGCAATCACCGCCATAATCGCCAGCAAAATTGGATTAGCCGCCATTGCCACTGTAATCAAACGAATACCCAGCGCAACAACTTTTGTTGCCCCAAAGAGCAGCATAAGCACCTTAAACACCACCATGCCCACCGACACCAACGCCGCTATTTTCATCAGCCATTTACCAGTCGTTTGCCCCGCACCGCCCAAAGCATCCTTAATCTCCCCCAGTTTTTCCCAAACCCAGCCTAGCTTCTCTTTCACCCAATCAATCTGCGTTTTCCATTCGCTCGACGCGCCCACCAAACGCCCCAACACCGACTGCCCACCGTTCAGCCACACCATAATGTCATCCACAATCAAATAGATGCCATACAGCACCGCCGCGATTTTCAAAAATGGCAGCAGCGACGCTTTCGCGCTCATCCCAATGCCCTGCAACAACGTTTTCAGATTGTTCAAACGGTAAACACCATACGCCGCGCCCAAAAACGCCGCCGCCTTGCCGATTTCCGTCAAAGCGCGCGCAAAGGCTTTCAAATCATCCGCGCTCAACTGCCCCAAATAATCCACCAAGCCTTTTAACGCCCGTTTCGCCCCATCAAACAACCCAGCCTTGCCGATTTCCCGCTTCAAACTTTGCCAGTTATCCGCCAAGTTAGACGTTAAACCCTCCCAAGTATTAGAGAGCTTGTCCATCGCCCCCTTATATTTCTGGTTAAAAATCGTCTGCAAAGTCGCCTGAATTTCCGCGCGGTTATCCGCCGAAGCCTGCAAAGTTTGCTGTTTGCCCTCGCTATCGGTAAAGCTATACGCAATCTGCCCGCCTTTTTTAGACGCTTTCACGCCAAATTCTTTTAAGCGTTCATTCTCACCTGTTACCGCATCCGCAATCGCCTCCACCATTTGCATCACAGGCTTGCCCATTGCCGCCGCCGTATCGCCCAGCGTTTGCATCAAGCCGTCTTTCATTGGGTCAAGCCCATAGGCTTTCAGCTTCACAAATGCTTCCGTTACTTCCGAAAGCTCATAAGGCGTTCGCTTGGCAAAATCCGCCACCCAATCCATCGCCGCACGCGCTTTTTCGCTGCTGCCTTCAATCGTGCCCAACACCGTTTCATAGCGTTCAAACTCCGCGCTGGTATCAATAATAGATTTCACGCCTGCGCCCACAGCCGCTGCGCCCAGCCATTTGCCTAACCCACCAAGCAAATTGCTGCTACCACCGTTCAGTTCCCCGCGTAGCTCGCGAATCCGCGCACGCGTGTTTGCCCAAGCGCGGTCAAGCTCCGCATGGGTTGCCATGCCCGTGCGCCGAAACGCCGCATAAGCCAATTGCGCCCTGCGGATGTCTGCGTAAATCTGCCTATCCGAGCGAATGCCCAACCTATCCAGCGAGCGGTTGTAAATCGCCCCGCTGCCGCGCTGCTGCAAACGCATACTGGCAAAACTGCGCCGAATATCATTCGCCGCCGCCTGCGCCCGTGTTCGCGCTTGGTTCAAACCATTTAAAAACTGGTTTAAACCCGCCCTTTCCATTCTAAAACGCAGCAGCGTAACCAATTCTCTTGCAATCATGGCAAAACCTTTCAGGCATAAAAAAACCGCCCAATGGGCGGCTATCACATCATTCTGATAATTGCTGCATTACAGCACTTTTTTGCATTTCATTTGTGCGCGGTTTAGCATGATTAAACCAATACAACGCCATACCAACAAACAATAAAAACAAAACTGCTTTCCCCACTTTCATCCATCTGGTTTTTTGGATTTGCGCCGCAGTTTTAGCAGGATTTTTCAATTTTCTCTCTGCGCATTGTTGCTGACGTATTGCAAAATCCTGTGGTGAATGGATATTTTCTAAACACTTTGCCAAGATTCTTTCGTAGGTCTTGCTGTCCGTTTTAGCAATCATTTTGCGTCCATCAACAAATGTACACACAAACATTACTTCCTTAGCTTTCCCGCCACGCAGCAATCCTGCCAACATACCCACCCCACCAAAAGCCAGCGACCCAGCCAACCCCCAGCCGACTGCACCGCCTAGCCGTGTAATAGATTCCTCTGTTGCTTTCTCCATCTCTGCGATTTCAGCAAATGGGATGAATTCATATTCAATATCGTCCAGCCAACTAAGAAAAACCGATAACCAGCTATCAATTTTCGGTTGCGGTCGTAACATTTTAAATTGCCCGAACATCACCTCATGAAAACCACCATTAGTAAAATCTCCTGCCAATACTTCTAATTTTGCCACGATAAACTCCTAAAAACAATTTATATTTCAATACATTAAACACAAAACAAGTTTGACTTATTTTGTAATATGTAATACAATTATTTTGTTGTGGAGAACAACAAAGGAAAAACCCCCAAACCTGATAATTCGGGGGTGTTACACAGGAAGGATTACCCGATGAGTACCGTCATCAAAGTAATTTTTCTGGTGTTATTCTTGCTGATGTCGCAATCAGCTTGGTAACGTAGTACCAGACAGGGGGAGTTACCGCTTCCCCTGCTTCCTACTACTATACAAAATCTCTCCATCAAAATCAAGGAGTTTTATTATGGCGCAATCACAAACCGAGCGTACCCGCAAATACCACGAGAAAAACGGCATCCGCCAAAAAACCTTTGCCCTAGATACCGACACCATCGCGCTGTTGGAGCGGCTGGCTGCCGAGCGCGGCGAATCGCAAACCACCGTGTTCAAAGCAGCGTTACGCTTGTTGGCGGCAACGGAATAAATCACTTCCATCTCTCCGCTTCCCGCGCTTCCGCCTCGTCTTGCATATCCAAAATCGCATTGATTTTCAGTAAGTCCACCAAATCAGCCGTGCCGTTTTTCACTTCGGCAAGGCTGATTTTTCGCGCCAACACAGGTCGCCAAATCAAAAATTCCGCTTCCAAATCGGCGCGAAAACGCCCTACGGTTTCGCTTTTTCGGCTAAACCCGCCAGTCCAGAAAGGTTTAGCCAGCGCGTCAAAGGGGCAGCGAAATTCTCTTTAATCACCACCGCCAAAAGCTGCAACACTTCGGCAAAATCATCAAAGATATGCCCATCTCGCGCCAACTTAAAGCGCACCGCTTCGCCGTTTTCGTCCTCATAGGCAATATGCCCGCTATCCAACAAGCGCGTTGCCCAGCGTTCCAGCGATTTGCCGTCAAGCTGCGCCGATAGCTTTTCCACCGCCTTTTCCAAATCCGCGTTGTTCACATCTTTCAGGCTGCCTTCTGGCTCATCTTTCAGGCTGCCTTCTTGCTTGCTGTCTTTCAGGCTGCCGAGCAACGCGCCCAGCGCAGGCAGCAATTCCTTTTGCAAATCGCCAAACACAGGCAAGGCTTCAAAAGCATTCATTTTGGTAACAAAAAATGTGTTTTTGCCCACTTTAATTTCAACCGTTTGGCTCATCAGTTATTCCCTCCCACGGTAAAGGCAGCGCGTGCCGTTTCAATCACCCATTCACGGTTGCCCAATTCCTTGCCAAATTCCACCGTGGGGCGGTTCACAATCCAAGCGGCATCGGTGGCAACCAATGTTGTGCCGCGTAAATCCGTCAGCATCAACGGAAACGGCTTATCGCCGCCGCTCAAATGGTCAATAGACAGCAGCGTGTTCAACACATCATTGCTGCGGCTGGTTTGTTGCAAAGTCAGCGTGATTTTCACGCGCTTATCCGCACTCATCACGCGCGCCACTTCGCCATCCGCACCTGCCTGCGATGTGATGCCATCGCCCAAAGGCTCAATGCTCACAAACGTGCCATCTGCATAGCCCGTTACCGAATGCACGCCCACCACCAATTTCACACGGTCGGGCGAATAAGTTTTTACTGCACTCATCGTTTATCCTTTCATTCATAGCCTAAGCTAAATTTAATGTTCACCACATGAATCGCCCCCGCCAAACGCGCCGAGCCGCCCAAATCGTTCAACACGCGGCTTGCCTTGTTGTTGGGCGAAATCTGCGACGCTTTCGGCTTCTTAATCGTGTAGCTGGGGACAACCTTATCGTTCTCGTCCAACTCCTCGGGCGCAATGCCGCCGCGGCGCACGCCAAGCTGCAAAGATTTCTGCATCGCATTGGCTAAAATGGTAATGCCCTCATCGGTGTAGGGGATTTTGCCGTCGCCGTTAATCAGCGCAAACGCCACATCTGCCTGCATTTCATTATGCAACCAATCGCGGAAACGAATCACATCAATCCATTCACCCGCCGCCGTTTTGCCGCCTTGCGTCAGCGCAAACGATTTAAACATTTCAAACGTGGTGCAATTTTTTTCGCTGGCGGCAATGTATTCGCCTTCCGCTAAACGGTCGGCAGTAATGCCTGCAAGGCGTTTGTTCGCCCACGTCTCACCGCCTGGGTAAAAAGTAAAACACTTCGCCATCAACGCCGCTTCGTTAAATTCCGTTGCCGCTTCGCGGTCAAATACCACAAACGTGCGGAAATACTGCTTATCCATCAGTTTGGCAGCAATGTCGGTGCGTACTGCGCCATTCAACACTTTCACATCATCGGTTGCTGTGCCAAACAGCTTCACATTAGCTTCTGCCCACGCCGCCACTTCTAACACCACGCTTTCCGTGCGGTCAGCCACCACTAAGCCATACCACGAACCGCCCGCCTTGATGATTTCGTTCAGCGCGTCGGTGTAGCTTTCCGTTGCGCTCAATGCCATTGTGCCGCGTGTGGGCTTTACCGCAATATCTGCTGCTTCAGCAATCGTCAGCGTGTCGCCGCTTGCCGTTGCTTTCAGCGATGCAGGCAAAGCTGCCGCGCCTTGCGCCGCTGTACCATCAATATCCAATACTTCGCCGCTGGGCAGCGTGATTTTGGCGGTAATCTGCTCGCCCGATAGCGTGATTTTGCTTGCCGCGCGTCGCCCGATATACACTTTCGCCAGCGTCGGCGTTTGCGAAAACGCCGCCAATGCTGCCTTGTAAATCGGGTCGCTTGCCGATAAACCCATATCCAGCAACTCACCCGCCGAAGTAATCGCCGCCATGCGTGCCGTGGTTGCCGCGTGCAAGCCCACAATCATCATATCGCTAAAACTTTCCGTGGCGATTGCCGTCGTGTTTAGCGAAATGTTTAACTTAACCAATCGGTCTAATTTTGCCATGTCAAAACTCCATAAAAAAAGCGGCTACTGCCGCGTGGTTACATCTAAAACTGCTTTTTCAATTACAGGCACCGTCTCATCCATAGCCGCCATATAGCGATAACGAAACGACAACACCGCCTGCTCGTGATACTGCGCTTCAAACAGCTTGGGCACAGATTGCACCCGCTCTATATCAAACACCGCCGCATTCGCTGCATCCAGCGCATCGGCTGCCGCTTCGGTTTGCAATGCCATTGCCAACGCGTCCAAAATCTCAAACGCGCCATCGCCATAGCATTGCACCGTTACCGCCGCTTCACGCACCGCCGATAATGCACGGCTGCCGCTTTCGCTAATCGGCGCACGCAGCACAGGTAAACTGGCATCCGCCGAGCGCACGTCCAGCGCGGCAAACACGTTTTCAGGCTGCCTGCCGTTTTCATACGCCCAAATCAGCGGCACAGGCAACAACGCTGCCAAAATATCGTACAAATACTCTTTCATGGCTGCTCCGAAACCGCGTAATAGCGGTAATGACTGATGATGCCCATTTGAAACCGCGCCTGCGCGATGATGCGGTATTCCGTCCCCAGCCACAGCAACACATCGCCCATGTTGTCGTCCACGCGCAGCAGCGCATCGGTATAAATCTTAACCGCCCGCCCCATGCGTTTGCCCTCGGGTAAATTCTCCCGCTCGTCATTGCGTATCGGCTGCACCGAAGCGGCGATAACCAACGTTTGCGTTTCCGTGCCTTGTTGCCAGCGCCCCTTGATATACGCCCCATCGGCAAAACGGCGAATGGTGTGTTGTTTTCTTAATCCCATTTCAGGCTGCCTTTAATCGTTTTCTTTGTGCCAAAATACATATCTCAAAAATGTACCCAGCACAGCGAGTAAGAAATACAACTTTACTAATGCCCAGAAAAAGTCCCAGCCGTTTAATGACAAAAACCATTCCAATGTTTCCATAACTTTGTTCCCGTGGTGTGGCAGCCTGAAAACTACACTACCTCATATTCCACCGAATGAACCAACTGCCCCGTATCAATCAACGGTCGGTCAGACCCCTTGCGCTTAATCGTTGCAGGCGCATTCGGTGTCCAATTGCCATTGCGAATGTGCGCCCTTTGCACATCACGATACCAGTTGCCCAGTTGATGCAGCATCGCTTCCGCATCCGCCCCTTCCAGCACGCGATACACCACTCGCCGCTGCGCTTCGCTAATCTGCGCTGCGTTCTGCTCCGCACAATCCGCCATAAATGGGCGCGGCGGAATGTGGCGCGTGCCAAAGTGGTTGTAAATAGCAATGTCCACCATATCATCATGCGAGCCGCCTTGAATACCCACCTTAACCACCCGTCCATTCAGCCTTTGCGTGTTGCCGATAATATCATCCAAGCCAAAATCGTTAATTTCCACATCCACAGCCGCCACCATATTGCGACACAATAATCGCACCGCGTTTGCACAAATCCGCCAGCTTTTGATACTGCGCCAAATAACCGCAAGGGTCGCCGCCATTATTGCCATAGCTGCGCGACAAATCGCCCTCACGCTCCGACACTACGCCCACAGGCACAACCACCGCCCCTTGCGCTGCTGCCGAAAGTGCGTTTACCGCTAAATAGCCCGCGTAATACAACACCGCGCGTTCTTTCAACTTGTCGGATAAGCAAGGCGGCGCAAACTCCGCCGCCAAAATCAGCATCTTTTCCAATAACGCATCATCCGCAGCAGCAACATAAGGGCAAAGCAAACGCAGCTTATCAATCAGCGGGTTCATTGTGCGCCTGCCAATGCCAGCAAATTCTCTTTCTTGGCATCGCTGGCAAATTCAACGCCTTTTTCCGTCAAATACTGGCGCAACTGCTCCACTGTCATCTTGGTTACATCTTCTTGCTTGGGTGGTTCTGACTTAGGCTGTTCTAACACTTCCAAATGCCCGCTTTCAACCAAGCTCAATACGCCCGCATCGTTATCCGCCACTTCGGCTTCCTGCATCGGCGCAAGCACCGTCATGCCATTCAATACCACCACAGCGGGTTTAATGTTTTTGATTAACATAGATTTTCTCCATAAAAAAGGCTGCCGAAGCAGCCCTGTATAACCCAAATTTTCAGCCAGCCTAAGCCGCCGCAATCTCACACTTAGAAAACGCCAGCGGATAATGCACCACTACGCCCGCCGTGCGTGCGTAGCAAGGCACAACCACTTCCAAGCCGCGCGCCTGCGTGATGCCAAGCGCGAAAAACCACCCGCGTTAGCAAGATAATCCGCTTACAATTTTATTGCACAATATGAAACGCTGTTGCAAAACTCAAAAACCAAAAGGGACGCTTAACCGTCCCTTTTTTCTTGTCTGCTATCCTAGTAATTCATAATCACCAACTCCCCGCGCTTGCCCCTGTTGTGCTGTTCTCTGCCAACCAAATATGCCAGCTCTAACCGCTCTATTCTGAATTCGGCAAACAAGGCGCGGATGTCGGGGTGGTCGTTGATGCTGAGCATCATCTTGCCCTGCATGGTGCGCATGGCTTGGGCGAGTTGTTCGTACTCGCTCCAATCAAAGCCTAAGCCGTAGTCGGCGGTTTGCCAGTAGGGTGGGTCGGCGTAGAAGAAGGTGTGCGCTCGGTCGTAGCGTTTCAGGCAGCTTTGCCATGTTTCGTTTTCCACAAACACACCGCCGAGCCGCTCTTGCGCGGCTTGCAGCTTTTGGGCGACGGTGGTGGCATTCCATGCTTTGCCTGTTGTTTCCGTGCCGAAGGTTTGTCCTGTAACTCTTGCGCCGAAGGCGTTGTGCTGCAAATAAAAGAAGCGGGCGGCGCGTTGGATGTCGGTTAGGGTTGCGGGCGGCTGGGCTTGCAGTTGCACAAAGGTTTGGCGGCTGCTGAACAGCCATGCGAACTGGCGCACGAACTCGTCAAAATGGTGCTGCACTACGCGGTAGAGATTAACCAAGTCGCCGTTGATGTCGTTTAACACTTCGCAGCGGGCGGGGGTGTCGCGCAGGAAAAACAGGGCTGCGCCGCCTGCGAACAGCTCTACATAACAGCCATGCTCGGGAAATAGTGGCAGCAGGTGTTTGGCTAGACGGCGTTTGCCGCCCATCCACGGAATGATGGGCGTGGTTTTAGCGTCTGTCTGTCTATCTATCTGTAAAAATTGTTGCACCTTGTTTGTCCTTGTCAAACTGTTTTTCTGAATTTTGTTGCATTTGCTGCCTCTTGATTGAGTTACTTTTCCTGATGTCAGGACTTTTCTATTTTCGGCGCACGCCGCCTATGTTTCTTATCCCGCCTGCAAGGCAATGAGCAAGGCGATTTGGGCTAAACTTTTCAGGCTGCCCTAATTCTAATGCCTTGGCACACCACTCGCTGCAAAACCACCTTTGCCGCGCCTGCCGAATCGGCAGCACCAAGCCCAACGCGCCGCAGTAATCGTATTTTGCGCCGCGTGTTTGTTGGAATAACGCCCACATCTTGTCATACGCATCAACATCGCGGATAGCTAGCAAATCCCATTTGTCGGCGGGCAGCGGCATGGTTTTGCTACGCACGCCGCCATCGCGCAGGCTGGCGGAATAGCAGTGGTAGTCGTCGGCAAAGCTGTGTTTGACGGCAATCTCGCAATGGCTGTATTGCCCGCTCGTTGCCCATCGCACCGCCCAATCCATCAAGCGTTGCCACAGCTCGCGTGGGGTTTTGCCGCGTTTGCGCCCTTTATACAAAGCCAAATAAACCTGTGCCATGGTTTATCCTCCCATTTCAGGCAGCCTGAAAGCAATCTCAATCGCTGCCAAATCATCCAATGTTTTTGCTCGCTCAATCTGCACTTGCAACGCTTGCCGCTGCCCTGCCACGCCTGCTGCCAACGCTTCATACTGTTGCGTTTTGCGCAGCGCGGCGCGAATCAGCATAATGCGGTCAATATTGCGGTGGTGGGCGATGCTGTCCAAGATGGGGGTGGGTGCGTTGTCGTCGTCTGCCCATGCTCGCGCTTCCGCGCCTTGCATTGCCCATGTCTCTTGTTCAAACGCGGGGACAATATCCGTTTTGGCATGCTTATCCACAAAGGCTTGCGCGGCGTTCGCCAGCTCGGTCAGTTTTGCCGCTTGGGCAGCCTGAAACTGCGCTTGCTCGGTGGCTTTTTGCTTGGCGCGATTAAGCTGCCATGTTTGTTTTTCCGCGTTCCATTCGTGCAGCTCGGAAGGTGGCGCGATGGTGGTCAGATGCGCGGGCAGTTCGCCCACGGTTTCCACCGTTTCAGGCTGCCCATTGTCGGTGCGGTAGGCGGTTTTGCCGCGATGGTCGGGCAGGTATGCCCATGTTTTACTTTCAGGCTGCCATTTTGCCGCTAAATTGGGCTTCACTTCGGGCGGCTCGGTATCAATGCAACCAGCGGGGATTAGCCAGTTTTCAGGCTGCATGGGGTCGGCATCGGCTACGGTTTGGCAAACATAAAAGCCCTCTGCGTCTAGTTGGCACACGGGTTTGGTTTGGGGTAAATCGCTCATCGTTTCGTCCTTTTACATGATTAGATTTTGATGCACGCCAGTAGCGCGATGTTACGCGGGCGGTTCTCATTGGCGGTCGGCACCACGCGCGAAGCGTCAAAATCCAATTGCGCCTGAATGCCGAAGTTCTGCCAGTTGTTCTCCCACACGATGCCTCGCGTGGCTTTGTTGCTGATGCCGAGCACACCGTTGGGTCGGATGTCGTCTTGGGTATAAGTCGCCGCATTGCCCGCAATGTTGCGGATGGCGTCGCCCTGCCAAGTCCCCAGCCCGCGCCCGCTGTCCACCCCGCGTCCATCGTCCCAAAAGCGCATAAATTCCCCACGCAAGTCGGGCAAGTTAAACGTGCTATGCCCATCGCCCACGCCAAAGCGCGTGCCAATCGCGGCAAACAGCTTGGCATACACTGTGCGCGATACCGCCGCACCGTTGGCTTTAAGCCAGCCTGCGGGGGCGTAGTCAGCGGCAAAGGTCATAATCATGCCACTGGGGCAGAAGCTGTTAGCCGTGTAGCCTGTGAGCAGCGTGTTTAATTGCGCGATAGCATCGTTCAGGGCTTTGCCCATTGCGGCAGATAGCGCGGCATCGGTTGCCGTGCTGCCCAGCGTGTTAATCAGCTTGACCACGCCCGCCAGCGTAGCGGTGGCAGCAGCGAGTTCATGCGTATGCCCCACCGTGCCGTTGCCCGCCCAGTTGGCGGTGCTGCCTGAAAGCGTGGACGGCGTAGCTAGCGCAATGCTGCGGTCGGTGGATAGATTGCCGCCTCCTGTCAGCCCTGCGCCCGCGCTGATGATGCGGTTGCGTAGGCTTTGCTGGGCGGTTTCCAGCTCTTGTTTCAAATAGACGGTGCGGTTGGCAAGCTGGCGGGTGGGTTTGTTGTCTATGCCGTTTTCGCCGCCTAACACGGGGTCGGTGGTCTCAAACTGGTAGATGCCTTCTTCCCAAAAGGCGGTTTCTTTAAGGTTTGCCATGTGTTTTCCTTGATGATTGGGACATTTGCATTTTTCAGGCTGCCTACGCCGTGCCACGGTTAAACGCGCCATCGCGCGTGGCTTGCCCATTGTGGCGCAGGCTGGCGGTTTGGTAGT